AAAATTTTTTTTTTTTCTTTTGGTTTTTTTGTTGGTTGTTTGAGGGAAAAGAATAGAGACGCGGGGGTGTCTTAGGTGGCCCCCCCGCGCTTCTTTAACTATCCTTAATATCGCTTTTAACTTTTCTTTCTAATCGAAGTATATTTCATCAGCGTTAAACATTGCAGTTGCTCCGCCAAAGAATTTAACAACGAAGAAGTTGCCTGACTTACCTATAATTATACCTTCATGATAGCCACACCACGGCCTATATCCACGGTGATGATAGCCACGCCACGGTTTGACAAGTTTGCATTGCCATCCACATTCTTTGAAATGAGTATCGTAATCCATATCAGGCTTTTCTTGTGATTTCTACATTTTTGAGAAATGGACGTTCTCGCATCTTCTTCACATATTCCTCTGTAGCGAGGAACCGTACTGTCAGATGTCTGTCCGGCCCTTCCTTGTGAGTATAAAACTCGCGGCCACCAAATCGTAAGTATTCAACCACTTCAGCGGTGGCCGGAGCGCAGTAGTAATGTATCATATCAGTCCGTTGTGTCGAGATAATATGTCAGATCGTCACCTTTCAGATTTTCCATCGCCCAAGCGTCGGTTTCTTTCCAAAGGGCGTCATACTGTCGAGCAAGTTCCTCGTGTTCTGGGTAATGCTGGTGAATTTTCCAATTCAGCACCATTATATACTCTGTAAGGCCCTTGATACCGAGGCCAAATTCTTTCACCGTAGACCATGAACGTCGGTGGGTGTCGAGAACCGCATCGGGCTCCTGACCATTCAAGACAAACACATCGGCAATGCTGAAGTCCTGCCAGAATGTGGTACAAGGCTTATAGCCGGTCATTTCTTCAATTCCCCATGCGGGAAGAGAAGAGAAAAATTCATTTGCGTTTTTCATAAGCAAGTTGATTTTTGATTATATTGACGACGAGCGTAGGCGTTTGCATCACCATCGTTGATGTAGCAAACAAGACCACGCATTTCTACGCTGTTGAGTTCTGGGGCACGTTTACTTTCGTTTACAAACGGCCAGAAATACCCAATGCAAGGAGTTTCCACACCATGCACTTGAACTTGATAAATACCTTCAGGAATATACTGGAGAATTTTCGATTTTCCGTCGCTGTAATGAACCCTCAGGCCTTGAACCGGTAATTCTTCCTTGTTTATAATTACACCAAGGTCGTAACCAAGGTCAGCTTCGAGATGTCCGTGGAAGTACCAGCCACTTGCCATACGACTATCGGAAATGAACTCTTCGTGGTGTATGCGGCTCGCTTCCTCTGCTTCCGCATCAGGGTTTGTAAACAGCTTGTCCGAATGAGGAAAAGCCATCATTTTGATTATAGGTTTCATACTGCTGCTTTTGTTTTGTTAAATCTTCCAGCCTTCCATCCGTAGATGTTGGCAACATAGGGATAAAGTGAGCGGGTTCGCTTACGAAAACCTGCCTCGTCAATTTGCCGATTGTAGATGAGGTCGGCAATTCTTTCAGCATCTTCACGGTCTTTGGCGACACGGTACAACACATAGTGTGTGCCATCATGATGACTCAGGCAACCACGAATGTTGAAGCCATCTCCGTACCATTCGTTGCCATCTTCGTACACACTGAAGATGTCGTTAATTGTCGAGCCAAGTATTTTGTAGCCTTGATGTCTGCCATTCCATAAGCCCATATTGGCAAAGGCGATGATTACACCATCTACAGGCTTGTTAAGGTTCATTCGCTCGTCATCAAGAAAACCATTGACGACTCGATACCAATCTTCATCGGATAATTCGGCAGGCTGGTTTTCTTCGTCATCAAAGTATTCACGTCTGAAATCTTCGTGCTCCTTACGCGCTTTCTCGTCATGGAACATTTCACTGGTCCAGATTATTTGTTTCATAGTTTCTGTGGTTGTTTTGCGAAGAATAGGCACGTTTTATGTCCTATGTTGTCCGCTTGTTGTACTTTAACCTATGTTAATATGCGCTGGCGATATTCGTTCCGTGTTCAATATCCAGCATTATTTGAAGTCGTTTGGCACGTTTTCTATGCCATGCGAGATACACTGCGTTCTCAATGCCTAAGCGGCGTTTCAGTATTTCAACTGAGAATATGAAGTACAAATCCTCTGCTAATCTCACGATATTTTTGATTGTCTTTTTCATTTTTGGGCACAAAAAAGGCCGGCACTCGTTAAAGCGTCGGCCCGGTTGGGTTTACTGTTTTGTTTATTTTTACTTGTGCTTCACGGACAATTCAAGCTCCGATCCGCACTTTGGGCAGCGTACAATTGCTGTTTTGTTTTCTTCTGGTGCTGATTGGGTGTATATTTCAGGCTCTACGAATAGAGCAGGTAGTGACACCCCAAGAGCATCAGCAATGTTTTTTGCCTTACTTAATCGGAGGTCATGAACAAGGTGGGAACTTGCAGATTGTTGAGAGACACCCAGACGATTGGCAAGTTCAGTAATGCTAACGCCTTGACGTTGCATTATTTCTCGGATATAATGTAATTGTGCCATACTTTTGGATTTGTATGGCAAAGTTAACAATTTATCCTTATTCCACAAAATATTTTCTGTGATAAATCACCTCCTTTCTCAAATGTTAGCACTCGCATTAGCCATCTCAAACTCAGGCTCCGGCATAAATGTGAACACTTCCACGCCATCAAAGCTGTAATCGTCATTCAGCACAAGTTGGCCGACAAGTTCACGATTGTCTTTTATTGCCTTACACACTAATTGATAGGTTTCGAGGTCAACGCAGATTTCAACGTTGAACATATTAGCGTCGGCATCATCGTAGAGCAAGCAATATGCGTCATCGTATTCATATTCCTCCACCACATTTGCAGAACTAAAGAACATTCCGGATGAGGCGTGGTTGTCCTCCAGATATGCTTCTTCTGCAAGCGTTTCAGTCATCGGGCTTGACGCGCTGGTATGGAGTGATAGTATTTGAGCACCGAACACAAGCCCAAGTATGGCACAGAAAATTGTTGATGGTTTCATTTCAATTCAAGGATATTATCATTACTCCGACGATTACAGGCTCATCAGCTCTGCCTTGTTTGTTCACAGCAATCCGCAAATCATCTTCAAGACTTTCGCGGTATTCACGGGCATCTTTTAGCACTTTTTGTGCTTTCTCGGTATTTGCTCCGGCCTGCAACATTCCAATAATGTCACGGTTCACCTCGTGGAGCTGTTTCTTGAGGCTTTCAATTGTTTCGTTCATTGGTTATATCCTAATTTAATGTTCAACTTTGTAAGTTTTTCGGCATAGATAGCAAACTGCTTCTTTGCCACATCCCACAGTAATTGGTCGTTGTCAGTCCAATTCGGCTTTCGGCTGCGTTTTTGACAATCCACAAGCGTTTCAGTCATCAACGCCATTTGTCGCACAAGCCAGTCACGGCAATATTCATCCTTATCGCCGGGATAGTCGTAGTAAGGCGGTTCCACAAGTTTGTGGTATATTTCGGCTCCAATTGTGGCACCGGTACGGTCTGTAAATTCTGAGTAGAGCATAGTTGTTGCATTTTATTGATTTTGTTGGCACTTTAGGAAATTGAGCCTATATCACGCCTCGCAAAATTCCTTAGAATTTCACGCTTTTCGTTGTGCCATTCCACCAGAATTTATTATCTTTGCACACGTTTTCAGACAGTGCGCACATTGACATTCTGGAAGAGTTTAGACGTAGCGAAGGCACACTTCCGGCAATACCGGAAATGCGCCTTGAGTATGTTGATTGTCAGACCTTATGCAGCAGCCTCAGACTTTTCAGCTTCAGCAGGCACTTCCACGGTTGAGGGCACAGCAGCCTCAAACTCAAATTTCATTTTGAGGGCGTCAAACGACGCTTTAGCCGCTTTGTGCATTTTCTTTTTGTAGTCGCGGGTCAGTTCCTGCAAATCCTTGGCGGTCGGCATAATGCCTACACGAGCAAAGATTGAGCTTTCAGCGTCCCAACGGAGAACGGTTTTGCCGTCGGTTTTACGCACGATGATTTCAGCCGGAGTGCTGGCACGGAGTTTAACGGCAATGCCGCCATTGTCTACTTTAAGCCCTGCCTCGGAACGCTTTGCGTCCCAATGGATTTTGATTGCGTTTTTCCACACACGGAACACTTCATCGGCAGTTCCGTTTTCAGGCACGAACTCCGCGCCTCCAAGGTGGATGCACGTTTCAGTGACAGTTCCGTCTTTGCGCACGGAGCGGTACACAAGAGCGACACCGGCAAGCTGGTTGTTAGACACTTCGGAGAATTGAACACTGTTGTAACGAGTGATAGTTGCCATAATTTTTCGGTTTTTAGGCATTTTCTGCAATAGCGCATTGTGACCGTGACAGGAGTCGAACCTGCCACACTCACCAATATAGGGAGTTTCCACACCATTCCGGAGAATGGCACGGTCTAAGTTCATAAGATTGCAGAGTGCAGATTTCACCCTCTACACTCCGCAAAATCGTGTTCAGATTTCGCGCTTTCCTACCTATGCGATGTTTCAAAGGGCAAACCACTTGCGATAGTTTCACACCAAGCCATTTCAGGCAATTACGGCATTACTTACTCCTAAGACGTTTCGCATAGGTGTGGCACTCCCTCGCTCTCGCTTTAAGCGCACTTTCGGCACTTCCACAGGGGACTTTGGTCACTATACAACAGTTCCTAAAATTATTACACAAGGGCAATAATCGAAGCGTTTCCGCATAGTTATGGCACAGTTTTTCGCCACTCACTGACCGCCTCTAATCATAAGGTTGCAACAGGGCATACCTTTGGCACAATTCGCGTTTCAGTGCTTCCAATTCGTTGTTAGATACCAATGGCGCATAATATTGGCACAACACGCTGTGACACGTTTTTCGACCTCGCTATATGCACATTTTGTTTGCGCTTACATATAGCACCCCCTGTTCCCGACGACGATTTGCACGAGCATATTTGATAACTGAGCATTACAGTCAGGGGTGTTTCTTTCCTGTTTAGGCACATATCTGCACCTATTCAGAACGGTTTTCGCTTTCGCTTTCCGTTGCTATGTATGTGTTACGATTTCACGCTTTTACGCGCTTTTGTTTGGGTGTAATTTGGGTGTTAAAGTTGTTACACAATTTAGTTAATAATTCGCATAGTTAGGGCGTGTTTTGGATTGCTTTCCCTGCACCGCAATACTACTTTGCACTAAGTAGCCAGTTTGCTAATTTGTGGTTGTCGTTGTTGTTGTTTTAACTTGACAATGCAAAGTTAGGGCTAATATTTGACCCCACAAAATAAATTCTGTGGTTTAACATTTCTTTAACACTTTGTATTTTGTAAGTGGTTGGGTATTAGGCAAATAGCAAATTTAGGAAATTGTACCAAATAGGTCTATTTGTTAAATAATTTAACATATTACATTATGTAGATATGTAATTTATTGATTGTCAACAAATTAGCATAAATCTCTTTTTGGCTTATTAAGGTACGCAACACGCACACATACACGCACGATATACAAAAAGACTGGAGTCTATGCAATAGCGAAGTTAATTCTTAACAAAAATTAAGGTTTTTGCTTATCAAATGTTAACTGACTAAAATTGGCATCTAAACAGCTGTTAATCAATGATATACTTTCACTTTTGTAGTAAGTGAAAGTCTTAACTACTTGATAATCAATAAAATAATAAAAGGGAGGGTGTACCATCTGGTGCGGATTCCATATATATTGCCGACCCCGATTTTTTAAGTCTCATTTTCAGGGTAAGTCAAGCTCTTTCAGTCATCAAAATTCATACAACTTCCATATCTTTCGTCTGGCGGCCTTTCTCACCTCAGATGACCATTTATATTACCAAGGGTTCAAAACTCGCTCAGAGGGCTTAAAAATGGGCAAATTCACACATTATTATGCGAACCATATTCGACCCTTCAGATTTGGTGTTAAAAATATCATTTGGTCGAAATATAAAAACTCCCCTATATGCTTTTCCGATTTTTTCCGGACCCCCAAATTTCTAAGTCTGATTTCCTGAGAATTTCGGAATTTTTCCAATCAAATTTTACGATTCTCGAAAATGTGCGTAAATTTGCGCTTAAATTGATTTAGTATATCTCGCTATATGGCTAAAACCGACCTACAGATCCAAAGTTTTTTGGCATCTAATTCATATCGTTCCCGAACAGACTGGGAAATGATTTCAGCTTTTTGTAAAGACAAGGCTGAATTTACCGTCAATGCCGAATTTAATCCTGAGAGCGGCATTACAGCTTCCGAATTCATCCAATGGTATGAGACAGGATTTGGCAGCGGTGACATCGCAAAGTATGAAGACAGCACGGTGATTATCGGAAAATGCGATTTTAAGGCCGCTACAATCGTCGGAAGGCTCTCGGACGATAAAATCCTTACCGAACACTCCAAAATCGACACAGAGAGCTTAAAAACGGCCTCTGAGGATGAAATACACGGCTGTCGTGGAGTAATGCTGAGAAATAAGCTCCAATTCAGCTGGAAGACCTACGACTTAATCTGCAAACATATTCCTGAAATCAATGACCGGGTAATCTTTCATGGCAAAGGGATAAAGGGGCTGGGTGTAATCCGCACTGTGGATCAATTATCGGGAGAGGTTGAACTTTATTGCTACTACATCTACGAAACAAAAGCGTGTGGTTTTTCAATGCACGAAAAAGGTATTGTAAATCTCCATGACTTCTGGTTTGAGCCGATGGATAATGGAGACAAACGACAAAGCAAAATGAACGGCATATCGTGTCAACGAAGACTGAACAGAGAACTGGAGCGTTATGGTAGGACTTGGAACCAGAACCGACATAGGGTTGAGCCTATAACGATGAGGGTCGAGGAAGGCAAGAAATACTGGTACATTAACGACAAGTTCCAACTGGTGTCAGACATCGAAAAAAACAATCAAACATCAACCAACCGCCTTCTCGCTGGAAATTACTTCACATCAAATGCAAGCGGGCTGGAAGTTGTCGGCCAAATTACTGAGATTATCCGAAACTATCTCGCCACTCTTTCAAGTGAACCAAGATAAAATTAAACGACCACTGACATTTCGTGAGTGGTCGTTTCTGTTATTCATCTTCTCTGAGAGATTCTATCGTTATCGAGTCTATGATGCTCTCGTCTCCATGAACTTTGTTTAGAGTCCTGATACCCTCTGCAAAGAACATACAAGGCTGGATGATGAGTTGTTCATATTGGGTAGGTCCTTTGTTGCTAAGAAGGCAGCTGAGGAATTCCTGTGTGGTATAACCGGCATCAGTAACCTTCAAAACCACTTGTTTCCATCCCCATTTGTTGATGGCTCCTTCCGAAGTTACGTTTTCCTTTTCCGGATCAGCTGAGAATCGTAGGATAGGATCGCCTTCTCTCTTATCCGGCTTCATGTAAGCTATGATGAAGTTTGCTGCCAGTTTCTCGATTGGAGTGAGAAGCCTGAGATAAGCATGACCGGTGTTGTGAATTAGGTAAAGTTTGGTCATATATTCCAGACTGTCCTTTACTGCCGTTCTTTTTTCTTCTCTTGTCTGAGGTTGGTTGGCCCGCTCTACTCTTTCTGCTGTCACATCAAAGATGCCGGACTTGGAAATCTTATAGACAGATTCCTGATGGCTCAAGTCTGTCTGTTCCCACTTGAAAATTTTATCCAGCAAGTCAACTGAGAACATTTCGGTAAAGGTTACTGGAATTGATTCTCCACCTTCCAACTCTACACAACCCTTTTCCATATTACCTTGGACTTCTTCGTAGGCTGTTTCAAGAATGTTTTGCTGGAAGTCCTCGATTGGATAGCCGTAGCCTTCAATATCGAAATCTTCTGAGAGTTCTTCATCCTCATCAAAATCTTCAGAATTCTGGAGACTGTCATAAAGAGTCCACCAAACAGTATTGATGAAAAGTTTAAGAGGACTGGAAGCTGCATAAGAAACATCTGAGATTATTCTGTCAACTTCATCAACTGGAAGCATAGGGTAAGACCAGCTTTTTCTTCTTGAAGAAATTTCTGAAGAGTTCCTAACTGTTGAAACAGCTTGAGTCATCTCAACAGCTTCAACAGTTCTAAACTGTTCAAAAATATTTTTTCTTTTCTGAGAACGTTCCTCTCTTGTTAGTCCGTCATCTTCGATTTCGTTGTCGTCTTTTTCGTTTTGTTCCCCCCTTTCTTTAACCAGAGCTTCGCTCTGGATATTTCTTTTATTATTTTCTTTCTCTATATTTATTACTGGTGTAGGAAATTCAACAAAATGCGGGATTTTCGACACTCCAAAGCGTAGAAAATCCATCAGTCTTTTGATAACTTCTGAGAGTGAAGATGCTGTATTTTCATCATAAATGCTGTCGGCGAGTTTTAAGACTGTTTCTTGTGTAGTTTTTTCAGCATTTTTGTCGTAAAAACGTGCAACAAACTCAGATTTTGTCGAAAATACATCATATACAGCCTTAAAAATATGTCGCATATCCAGCAACTCTGCGGGATATTCATCAGTTTGTAGAATATTCGACAGAGTTGCGGGATTTTCTACATTCTGCTGTTTTTTCGACTCTATGCTCCCCGGCATGTTAGAAAAGAAGCGTTCAGCCTCTTTGCACTCTGTTAATCCCAATTTGTTCAGAGTGGCAATATCATTATTCTGAAAAGCCGTACACACAGCTCTTTTCTCGATTGCAGTTTTCTTTTCGTACAACAATGACGAAACCGCAAACAGATAATCAGCCTTTACAAAGACATTCTTGCCAGATATGACAATCAGCCCAAGTTCTTCAAGTTTTCGCAGATATATTTCCACTCGTCCGCGATCCACCCCTGTGTTTTCAGCGATTTGCGAATTGGACACAATGAAGCCCGGATTTGAAATTCCTTGTCGCAACAATAAAAGATACTCATCAAACAGATAGGTGAAGACAGCTGTCTGTGCAGTGTTCTTCAACAATCTTGCCAAGCATCTCAGATGTTGACTATAGATTAGTTTTTGTTCAGTCATTGTCACGGAGTTCTGAGTTGAAATATGAATAGATTTGTTTGTAGTTGATGACTTGTTTTACTGGTTTATATCCCAGCTTACGAGCAAATCGGCCCACGTTTGATTTGTTGGGAATAAGTTCTGGATGCTCGTGGGCAAATAACTCAGCCATCTCGTCGAAGCTCATTTTGAATTTTGGTTTAGAATTGGCCATCTATATAAAGTAATTGAAAAATTTTTTTATTAAACTTGTATCTCCAGCCATGTTTGCGTGATGTCATTTCACGGGTCATATAGCCGTCATCGCAAAGTAGTTTCAAATACTTGTTTGCAGTGATGTAGCTAACCGATTTCAATTCTTTGGCAATTTCACGGCTCGGCACTTGGAATGTATAACCAAATGTTTCAATTAGAGATTTTGCAAACTCTTTCACTCTTTTGTTTTCTGTCTGTGTCATTTTATCTTTGGAGTTTCGTGGAAGAATAGTCTTACTTAGTATAATTGTTTATATTCGTTCATACTTACTCGTCAATAAAGATAGCCGGGCATACTAATAGCTGCCCGGCTGATTTTTAGTCTTCCGAGTTATCTTCGCTTTCAGGCGTGTCCACATCTGCATCGTCTTCAGGCGGGTCAGGAATGGCTGATTTGTCCACCACTGCGAGATTGCTAACGATGTCTTTCACCACGTCTTTGTAGCTCACAAGGTTTGCAAGAATGAGCCTTGAAAGATTTTCAGGGATAGTTATGCAATTGTCACTTGATTGTAGGGCCCAGTTGCTACTAAAATGAATTCGAGGAATAGCTGGTGTTGCCATAAATAGCAAGCCGCCATTGCCACTATTCTTTGCCATTTGTTCCAGTTTCTCGATGAAGGCTATCTCGTCGAAAATTCCTGACAGTTGTTCAAATTCTTGTTTATTCATCGTTCAGTCTTTTGAGAAAGTTAATTATCTGAGGATCTTTGTGGGCATTATACCCACACCAAGTGCAGATACCATACGCCACATTGAGCATATAGTTTTCGCGGTAGCACTCTGGACATCGTGTCAGCAGAAGATTACCACTATTAGGAGCATATTCAACTCCGGCACGAGGGGTGCGATAGATTTTTTCTTTTTCCATGTATGATTTCTGATATTTTGTTGGCTGACAGTCTTGACGCTGCTTCCAGTTATGAGTTTAGCAATTGCTGAGTGGTAACGGCAGATGTGCTTGAATATCCAGTTTCGATATTCAATTTCTTGTCTTTTGATGAATTTGACCATTAATCTGAAGTTTGCGTCAAACTCTATCATCACGTCATCGTAGAATTTGATAATATTGACTGTTACCATAATTGTCGGGTATATAGAGGTGTTGAATTATTGCAAAGCGTAGGTAGACCGGCGGTTACGGCGTCTTGACATTGTTCTTTCATTGGACAATTCTTGCATTGGCGGTTGTCAAATATAATAGCCATCACTACGATATGGATGAACCACACAAAGAATCCAACCAAACCGAGAGCTATTAAGCCAGCGATGATTTTGATTGCAAGCATCATTGCTTTGGATTTAATTTGTTGATAAACATTGGACAGTTTTCAGAGCCTACCTCGTGATTCTTGGGAATCTCATTCCAGTCCATCTGACCATGAAACCAGAAACAGTATTTTCTATCCCAGCAGCCAATTCTGTCACAATGGAATTCTGAATTGACGCTAATAGACTTAGCCTTCTGATGAGTGATGAAATTCGCATTGTTTGGAAGGTCATTCCAAAATCGTTCAGGTATCTCTCCATATCTGAATAGCTCTGAAGAATGAATGATGTGGCCTTCATGCGTCAAAATATGCGCAATTTTTTTCTTTGGCTTGATTATCGGAAGCACAGCATAATACTGATGTTCGATAATGTAATCGTAGTTCATACGATGGTCGATGATGTTCATCCAATACGCACACTCAAAGCAGACCGAATCATTAAGCATCCGGTCGTAAATTTGAGGATCACGATGAAATTCGTGAGGGTGAACTATGCTGCCACACTTGGCACAAACGTACACATGCGGCACACCACACCCTTCTGCATGATTCTTCATACGAATTCAGTTTGGCTTTGTCAGCCGGTTTGTCGATGAGATAGAAGGGTGCGAAACTGTGTCGCACGTCAATTTATGTGGCTAATGCCTATATGGAATCAGAAACGTATCGAGTTGAATACGTCATTGATTTCGTCTTGTGTAATTCCAATATAGGTTTTTGTGACTTGAATATTGGAATGGTTTAGTATCTTGTTCAAAAGAATGAGACTTTCAGCACTATGGCCATTTGTGTCATAAACATATCGCCCGAATGTTTTCCTGAAAGTATGAGTGGAAAAATGATTGATATTGAGGCGATATTTATATTTGAACAGTTTTAGCTGTTGGTTGACATTTTGAATGGTCATTGGCTGGCCGGTCCGATTTGTCTGGAAGATGTATAAAGCCTTATTGGGACAGCCCATGAGGGTCCAGAGTTCACGGAGTTTATCTCGGACTGATTTGTTGAATGAAATTTTGCGAGGCTTGCCTGTTTTCTTTTCCAGAACAACCGTTTCAGTTTTGTCGAGAACATCAACCCATCGAAGTTGAAGCACATCGGAGGCACGACAAGCGGTACAGAATGATAATCGGGCATACAATTCCCAAAAATATTCCTTATCTTCATGCAGCCCATCGACCAGTTTGAGATACTCAGAGTATTCCAAATGATCTGCGGTTGTGAGTTGATTTTTCTTTGCCATAGATTGTCTCTTTCAGTTTCGATAGCAAAGTTAAGTTTAATTTTTCACACCAACAAATAAATTGTATATTTTCTTTGTGTAAAAATCGTAATATATATGATGTCAAATAAATATGGGGAGCAGCTGCTCCCCATATTTAGAATTTGTTTTTGAAATCTTCCATACTAAGTATTTGAATTCCGAGGTCCTTGGCTTTAGAAATTTTGCTGGAGGTTCCGTTGGTATCTTTTACAACCAGATGGGTTGTTTTCTTGGAAACTCCGGACGCAATAGTGCCACCACCAGCTTTAATTTCTTCTTCAAGAGCGGCATCACGCACTCCTGAGAAACAAACAGTTATCCCTTTGTATTTGCCGTCTTTGTCAACAACCTGAGTGGCAATCTTGAAGGGTATGTCTGTTTCTATTAGAAACTCGTGGAAGGGCACAATCCCTAAAACAAAGGACTGCTGAGTTTTTGATAGTGTAGCCAATTCCTGATTTGACGGCCAAACTCGCTCGACTTTACCACGAATGAACCAATCGAAAGTTGTGGGCGACATTTCATCGAGAATTTTCTGAGCCTTTATCTTTCCAATTCCCTGAAAGCAGTCGCTGGCGTGCATCAAAGTAGCCAAATCAATGCCTTCTTTGATTTTTCTCATTTGATCGAGAATGTTGTTTGAGATAACTTCCCCAAACCCTTCAATATCCATCAGTTCGTCCCAAGTGATATTGAGAATGGATTTGATGGATTGATGTCCAGCATTAAACATCTTGGCAATTGTTTCATCGCCAATATTTTCAACGCCAACAATATTCAAAAAGTGAGCAATCTTCGCCAATTTGCGTCCCTTACATTCAGGATTGGTGCAATATAGCTCAATGCCTTTTTCATCATATTGCGTAGGTGCACCACAGGCCGGACATATTTTAGGTTCGCTGAACGTTTTCCCACAGATTGTTTCCAGTATCTTGGGAATAACACCACCAGAACGAGTAACAAGGATGCGTGAACCGGTTGCAATACGATTCGCTTTACACCACCCAGCATTATAGCCAGTGGGATTCTCCATCGTACAGTCACCGGTGTCAACAGCTTCTATATTGACTACTGGCTTCAATGCGCCTGCTTTGCTCACATTCCAGTCAATTCCTTTCACAGTTGTCTCAAAAGACTCTGTAAAATCTGGATGCTTGTAGGCCATTGCGTAAAGAGGATTGCCAGTATTTTGTTGCCTACCGATCACCTTCCATAAGATAAGGTCATCAAGATAAATGACAAGCCCATCAATATAGTAGATTTTGCGCCATTCAATGAATAATCTTGAAAGAAGCTCTTCCGAAAGTTGCTCAACTGGGATGGTCCATTTCAGATTAGGCTGACCAAATGTCTTGCTTAAAGCATCATACAACTGTGTGTATGTGTCGTATTCTTCCAGACTTTCGTCTCCTACTCCGTATCTGAAGAAATCAAGCGTCATCATTTCCACAGGCGGCACTACATCTCGGTTAATGAATCCCGCCGCTGTGTTTCTGGGTGACTTGTACGGAGAGTTTTTCTTTACATAGTTCACATCCCACATTTTACAACGGAACACCAATTCGCCAAAAGTTATTTTAGGCGAGATGTAACCATGACTTTCAGCATAATCGCTGAACATGCCATTTTTGTAGTGTAAGGAGCAATCTTGCCCTTCATTTTCAGAACCGCCACGAGAGTAAGTCATTCCTGTTGCCTCATCATGGAGCCATGATACACCGTCAAATTTTGGAGTGATGACTATCGACGCTGTTGGTGGAATGGCAAGAGAGTTTAGCCATTGCTTGACATCGGCCAAACTTTTGACTTTATTGAGCGATTTCATAGGAATTGGAAGCCTTCGTTTACGAGAACCCGGAACTGGAGCTGGCTCAATCTGGGTGAACCACGCATTGTTCGGATCCAACTCTCGTAGAGCATCGACTATCTGGTCGTATTCTAAATCTGAGATATTTGGGCTTCCCAGTCTGTATTGTCGATTGTACTCTTTGAGTTTTTCGACAAGTTCTGCTGCATATTGCTGATTGTTCATATTTTGATGAAATTTTCTTGTCGCAAACATTGTACAATGTTTGCGACAAGAATGTGATTTAGGTTGGAAGTTCGGGGTTAATTAGAGCGAAAATCTTTTCACGCCCTAATTTATTCCATTTCAGGAATTCACACTTTTTTGGACCGGGTGTCATCACCATTTCTCCCCAATCTTCATGTCCTGAAGTAAGGATGGCCGGTCCTTTATCGGTTGTAACTACGCCAAGTTTGGCAAGTTTACAGCGGAGTGTACGATAGCACATTCCAAGTTCTCCAGCAAGTTGAAGTGTGGTATATAACTCTCGTGCTTCAATGACTGCATCGTAATAATTGGCCTTTGGCGTTGCTATTGACAGTCTGTTTGATGTAGCAGACAGCTCTTGGAGAGCTTCGGCTCGTTCTCGTTGCGCCAGTTCTTTAGCTGCTCGCTCCTCTTTGAGACGCATTGCCATTCCGATTACGAGGTCTGGATTGTCAATCATCTCATCAAGAGTTTTGGACATTGCCGTCATGCCGTGTCTCAACAGTTCCTTAGTTCGGTCATTACACCATATTGCAAACGCTGGAGACAGCCAATGGGCGAACTCGATAGCGACATCTTCGTGCATCCAAGTTCCTTGCTTATCTCGATCATTACCTCCTTTAACAGCCTGAATAAGAGCCGAACAGGGGATTCCCTTGATTGATGATAGAGTTTTTACAAACTCTTTAGTAGATTTTTGTCGAGTCCAATCATATACGGATTTATTGAATGCTTGGGCCATTTCCGTGGCATTGATAGTTGTATCTTCTCCAGCCAAGAAGGAAATGTTGGTTCCATTGTATTGGAATACAGTTATTTCAGAGGAGGAAGTTTTGTTTTGAGCAGCTTTGACCGTTTTATGGGTTACTCCGCTGGCATTGACAATAACCTCTGGCGTTAAACCTTCGGCCCATTCTACCACTTGCTTGTAAGTCCTTGCGGTATGAGAGCTTTCGTTCTTAATGAGGTAGAAGTATTTGGCTACATCCTTTCTGCGTATTGCCCACATTGCCTCTCGCCTCGGATCAAATTTTAGTTTGACGGCAGATGGGCACATGGTGTAGATTGGGTTGGTACACATGAACTGTGGGCGGCTCATCACACGACAAATGTCGTATGCGCATAGCCATATAGTTCCGCCTTCGTCAATTAGAACTCTAACCGGCTTACTTCCATAAGCGAGTTCTTTATAAATTATGGTGCTCATAAGAATATGTTTGCTGGAGAGAGCTTGTGAATGGCCCTCTCCAGTGATTGATTATTTTACCTTTGTGTGACCAAAGCCACCTTCTCCACGTTCTGTTTCGTCGAGGCTGTCTGTGGGAATCCATTCAATGCGAACAAATTCCTTTGCAACAATCTGGCAGATGCGATCTCCATTGTTGACAACGAAATCTTCTGTGCCAAGATTATGGACTATTGCACCAACGTCACCACGGTAGTCTGCATCAACAGTGCCGGGGGTGTTGGTGAGAGTGATGCCGTGTTTCAGGGCAAGTCCGCTGCGGGGGCGTACCTGAAGTTCATACCCTTCAGGGAGCTGAATGTGCAGTCCGCTTGGAATAAGTTTGCGCTCATTGGGCTTGATTGTTACTGGCTCGTCAATAAATGCGCGGAGATCCATGCCTGCCGACATCAGAGTGCTGTATTCGGGCAGTGGATTATTGGATCGGTTGATTACCTTCACTTTGATTGTTTTCATCTCTTTTCTTTTTGCTTTTAAGTTTTTCGGGGGTTGCTTTCATGTTGTACTTCCAGTTCTCGCGATTCATACGTCCGTTTTTGTAAACTTTGCGGTGAACGCCACATAACTGGTCGTATTCTTTGAGCGTAAGAACGCCCAATTCTTCATCCACATCTATTTCAATTTTGGGGTCCCACCATCGCAAATATAAACTGCAAGTGGATATTGCATCGCCATCACAGGCGGCTTTGACAGTAGGGGTTCTGACCCCTAAAATTCGCGCTGCTTGCAATTGAGATGAAAAAACTCCAATAAATTTCTTGAGTGGGTTGAATACGAGGATTCTTCGAGCTTCTTTAGTCTGTCCGGGTGCCATTATCTCCATTTAAGAAGACCTCTGGCGTTAACCGGTCCTTGGCAGTTCTAAACAGATATGCGTCAGACACGCAAAAACCACGAGTGAATAATTCATCAATGCGGTCGTTGAGGTGCGCCAAGAAGTCTGGGTTAGTATAGGAGATAAACAAGTAGATAAAACTACAATCAATTAGGAGATGGCTTTCAAGGTTTTGGATGGCAACCTTGCCTTTATCCAATTCATACGCTGTGATGAGTGCGTTAATTGGATGGAAATAGTTTTTCAGGAAGTCCTCTGCGGAGTATGCTGAAAGACCGGTATTATTGAGATATGCGGTGGCATCAAAGTATTTAATGCCAGTTTCAGATGATTCCCCTATGAGCAGTTGGGGAAATTCCGGAAATGCTTGCTCAGTGCATAGAATGTTTTCAATACGCTTCCCGGAAGTAGCGTTTTGCATTAGGCAATTGCAGACTTGGACTGGAATTCGTCAGTAGGCCAAAGGACAGATTCGGCTTTATCGAATTTGATGTCTCGGATAACGAAATCAGACATGCTGAGGTGCTTGCGAATGCGCTCGGCAGCGTCGGTGTTGGAACTTGCTGGTGTGTAGATGGTCTCATAAGTGCGTTTTTCTTTTGCACTTTTTTCATCAATGGTGATGATCATTACCTTAACGGCATAGATGCCGATGTTTTCGTCGGCTTCAGGGTCAAGGAAATTGTAAACCATGCCTCCGACGAGCTCGTTAACATGCTGTAGATTGTCGTTGAACAGCATTTCAGAGATTTTTGTCTTGATGATTTCAATCAAAACCTCACTGTGTCGAGTACGCTGTTGGTCTTCGATAATCGCATACGCGATTTTTTCTGCCTCTGTGTAGCTGGATGCGTACACTAAGTCTTCGGTCTTAACTTTGGCCAGAGAGCCGTCTTCTTGCTCCGCTGTCCAAGCCATTTTGATACGATAGTAATCAAAACCTGTTTTCATTGCGGTGTGATTTTTAGTTGAACAATTAAGTTATCGAGAGCAAAGTTAATATCTATTTTTGACACAGCAAAGCAAAATTATACATTTAACATTTGATAAGTACATAATATATTAGATTATTGCACATTATAATAACAATCGAAAATTAAGAGTTTAACACTTAACAACAGTTGTCGATTGACGAATTGGCTTTTGAAAAACTGAATTTGTTCCTTCAGGCTATTCTTCTGAAAACGAAGATTAATGGCTACGAATACCAGTAACGATAAATTCAATGTTGATTTGCTGGAAAGTATTTTCCGCACAAGCAAAAAAACAATACAAGAATATATTAGGGAAATTGAGCGATATTGTCGATTCAAATCTGTCCAAAACCAAGTTGTTAATGGGACAGTGCTTGATGACCGCAGTAAGCTGATTGACCTTTATGAAGCGTGTGTTCAACAGGACGCACATCTGTCTGGTGTGCTTGAAACTCTCGAATCTCAGATTGTTGGTGAACGATATATGTTAGCAAAGCAAAATGAGAAAGGTCGCTATGAAAAAGATATAGAAGAAACTAAAAAAATTCAAGGCACTCAGTTTACCAAAATCATACGAGGTATCGTAGAGGCAAAACTTTACGGTTATACTGGCATTGAAATTTGTCCTGAGATTAATGAGCGGACCGAGCGTTTGAATGAGGTCAATATAATTGAGCGAAGGAATATTTTGCCCGACCAAAAGCGCATTGTTCGCAGACAGGGTATATGGCTACCGGGTTGGGATTTTGAAGACAAGAAATATGAAAAGCTGTATGTGTTGATTAATTCTGGTACACTTGGACTTTTTTCTTCTACTACACCATTGATTTTGGCCAAGAAGTTCACATTTGCCAACTATGTTAATTTCTCCCATACTTACGGTCAACCTATAATTCATGGGAAAACTGAAGGAGAAAGTATTCAAGATAGACACAGGATGGCAGATGAAATATCCAGTGCTGCTCAGAATAAGGTTATTGTTACTGGCTTGAATGATGAGGTGGACATCAAGACTTTTTCAATGTCCAACTCAGAGCATATATTCACCGGTCTTATTGAGCACGTTAATGCTGAAGTCTCGAATTTGATTCTTGGATCTGAGTCAATGGCTGGTGCCACTCAATCCTATGTTGGCGCAACACGAGCGCACCAAGACATATTTCGTGACCGCATTGCTGTATATCGTGAATACATTGAAAATATTATGAATGAGGAAATTATTCCTCGTTTGGTCGCTATCGGCTATATTAAGCCGGGATTGGAATTCAAATATTCAAATCGTCTGGAGATGTCCAACAAAGAGCAAATTGAGCTATTTTCCGCTCTATCTGATCGTTTTGAAGTACCATCGGAGGAAGTGGAAAAAACTTTTGGTGTAGCCGTTGGTAAGCAAATCAATCTTCAAACTGGAGGCGGTGGCGGCGTGTCTGTTGGAGAGGACGGAGTTACAGGCCCTCGCCGCATGTCTGACGAAGAATATTATCGTCGTTACGGTCACAGCCGTGGTGTGACAAATTTTTTGAGGGAGAGAAAGTAAAGGGCACCGCTTTACTCTCCGAGGTACAAGCACAAAGGTTGCCCGAAGAAAATAAAGAACGTGATGAAAAAGAATATGCTGCGCTATTGGTTATATTCGAGCATCTTATGGAGTCTGATTCAGATGAAGATGGTCGCCTTGAAATTCTCGAAGAACTTATGGCTTTGCGAGCAGAACACCTTATTGGCCATGCTTGCAATGGGTTTAATTTGACAATTGAAGAAGCACTACAAGTGCTGAAAAATACAGAAGGTTTGTCTGAATTGGAATCTGCCAGACGAGATTGCTTGGTAGCTGCTGTCGAAAATTTAATAGATTTTGCGGTTGCGGAAGAATATCAAATGCTGTCCGAAATTGATGAGTTGGATGAATCTGACGAAGATGATGTGGACGAAGATGATATTCTCGCAATTTTTGCAAGATATAATAAACAGTATGCTCGTGTGGAGAATTCAGACGTGGAGTATGCGATGATTATAGCTGCTGGTCTTGCTGCGTTGAAGCCGACAACAATATTGACTTATATGACACAAGGCGATGAGCGAGTAAGACCTTGGCATTTGCAATATGAAGGCTTTTCTGCGCCAAAAGTGAGTTTTCCGGCTTGGCTTATCCCTCCTATTGAACATCAATGTCGTTGCTATTTGATTGAAGACACTATTGAAAACAGTGTTAGAGCAGCCTCGCAAAAACTTGAAATGCCAGATTGGTTTAATCCCACATTTAAAGAAAGCGTAGCTTTGGGCGGTAGAATATTCTCAGATGAACACCCATATTTCCAAGTTGATATAGAGCATAATGCCAATCTTCAGTTAATCGCTCAACGTATCAAGAATAAATATTTGAATGCCAGTAATTAAGATTACACCACAGCAGATGGCTGCTCAATGGGCTGGGGCCGCTCACAAATTTCAAATTGGGGTTCATAATTTTGAAGTGAAAGCTGGTCATGCTGCGGTGCAGGTATTCCAAGATTCATTCCTCAAAAAAAGAATGAATACTGCTGGTAGCCGACCTTGGGCACCGTGGCAAGGAAATTATCGTGGTGGGGCGGGATTATTGCAAGAGTTTGGAACACTCAGAGATTCTATAAAAGTTGCAGCTCATGTAAAACATCGAATAACGATTTTTACAGACCCAAAGGAATTTAATAATTCGGTACAACGTCATAAGGGGTTCTGTTATGCTGGGGTTCACAACAACCTGAATTCATTGGTCAACAAACCAAAGAAAGGACCTAAAAAAGAACGCCAATTCATCGGACACTCAACTGTGTTGAAAGCTGAACTTGAAAAGCTATCTGTTCTCATATTTGAAGGATTACCTAAATGATTGTAGATAAAAATAAGCCTCAAAAGAAAGAAAGTAATCAGCAAAAGGTTGAGGCCATTGAGCTGCCAAAGACTCAAGAACAAGAATTGTATGAGGCAAATCCATTGTCTGAAATATATAGAGCTGTAGAAAGCATTGTGCGAGAGTTGCGGGTTGACCCAAATAATCCGGAGAGTCCACCGTTATTTCGGACCGTTAAGCTGAACTCAGGGCAACTGACTCGTATTAAAAACGATAAACATAATCTTGAATATGGTTTGGCTTTCCCTGCTGTATTTATCCACCTCATCAATATTAGATGGTTGGTGCAGACCTCCAGAATTGGCGAAGGACGAGCAGATTTGCGTATTTGCTTTGTTTTGAATCGTTTGAATAATGGGGATGATGAATATCAGACTGAAGGCTATGATGTTTTTCAACGTGTGCATAATGCAATTGAAGCCAATAAGTCCAAGTTTGCGCCTTTGACTGAAAGGTGTCAATTGACGTATTTTGATCAAGTCGAGAATTTTGACGATGGGCTACAGCAATATTGGATAACATACGAGGTATGGTTTAGAAATTATACGTCTTATCGTTATCGTAATTATGTGGAGCGCAGCATTGTAATCCCTCCCTTTACAAATCATTCTGACCAGTTGCCGGAAAACAATCAAGATCACCACGACGACCATGATGATCCAAAATTTGAAGATGTTGCAGGCTTTCAGGAATAGCCTGCAACAACCTTTCGTTTTTGGACTTGCTATTCTTCAGAAAATAGATAATGGACGAAAACGAATACAAATACATTGTGGGGGAGGCTTCTGAGAATAAGCCTGCTGTCATTCGTTTCTACGGCCCAGTAACGCCAGACACCACTACTCGCTTTAATGATGAGTTTCTATGGCTTCAGAATTATGTAAAGCCATCTAAAATTTTGGTGTTAATCAATTCTGAAGGTGGCTCAGTTGTGTCAGGCATGAGTACCTTTTCAGTCATCCAGTCTTGTCCTATTGAAACACATTGTGTGATTGAGGGCATTGCTGCTTCGATGGGAAGTGTTATTTGGGCTGCTGGTTCAAAGCTCTTTATGCACGATTATTCAATTCTTATGATTCACAATCCATTTGTCAATGCAATTGACTCTCAGGATGAATCTACTAAGAATATGCTGAAGGCTTTTAGAAGTCAGCTGGAAACTATTTATCAGAAACGTTTTGGGTTGAAAAAGTCTGAGGTTCGAGCTATCATGGATGGTGAGGGAAATGCAGATGGTACATATTTGACAGCAAAAGAAGCTGTGAAAGCCGGGATTTTGCCAAAAGCCAATGTCATCAGTACCTCCGAGCAAGTTCGTGCCGACATACAGAGTAAAATTGAAGGATTAGGCAGTGCGTCCTCTATCCGTGACATCATGGCCGCGATGGTCAGCGATGAAGCGGAGAACAAACTTATCGAGAAAGCACTCGCTATTCTTGAACAAAATAAGCAAACTAATCAAACACAACAAGTAATGAACGAAAAAGAACTGGCTTTTGACACTGTATGTGCGCAGCTTGGTTTGGCTAAGGACACTCCGGTAGCTTCCGTGACCCCTCGCATTACTGAGTTGACAAAGGCCGAGAGTGACCTTAATACTGTCAAGGCTGAGTTGGCTACTGCCAAAACAAGTCTAACAGATACCAAAGCAGAGCTCGACCAGTTGAAGATTCAGTTTAAGGGAAAGGAAGCGGAGGCGAAGAATCTTGCCGATGAGCTTGCTGAAGCCAAGAACAAATTGAAAACGTATCAAGATGCAGAAGCAGCTGCGAAAGCCGCTCACATCGAAGAACTCGTTCAGGCCGCTGTGACAGCTGGCAAAATTCAAGTCGAGGATAAAGCTGAATGGATCAGTATGGCAGAAGCCAATCTGCCACTTGTAGAGAAGACTCTTGCTGGCCTCGCACCTCGTGATAAAGTGACTGAGGAAATTGCAAAAGATCCTGAAAATGTGGAAGCTGCTGCAAAATCCATGAAATCTACCGAAGAAGCTCTTGCTGAGAAAGTAAAGGCTGTAGTAGGCGACATCGAATTTAAAACTTTTAGCTAATCCATAAGACACAATAATGGCAGGCAATATTAATTACGCCGGTAATACCTACTCCGGCGAAGTGCTGGAAGACCTTTTGGTCTATACCGCACAAGGTAATGATACATTTGCCGAGGGGTTGATTCACATCAAATCCGGTGTTCAGAAGCGTTATGTGCTTCCTCACATCGAACTTGGTGAAATTATTCAGGATAACAAGCCTACTCCAACTTCTGCTGAGGGTGGCGCAACTGAAGACGGTTTTAACCAGTACACTTTCTCGGAACGTTATCTTGATCCACAGGATTTCATGGTTTATCTTGAATTCAATCCTCGTGACTTTGAAGAATACTGGAAGCCATTCCAGCCCGATGGCCAGCTCTTGTTCCGCGACCTTGACCCAAAGGTACAGTCGAAGATGCTACATCTTCTTATTGACAAGAAAGATCAGTACATCGGTGATTCTATCTGGTGTGCCCGCAAGGGTGGCGTAGATGCCAAGATTACATGTCCTGATGGCGCAACCGTTCTTGGTGGCAAGTCTGCTGCTGGTAGCATGAAGTATTTTGATGGTGCAATCGCTCGCATCCTCGATAACTTGACTACTACCGACAAAAATGAACTTGCTGGTGGACAGGCAATTCTTGCCGGTGACACTGAGCTTACTACTGGTGAGCAAGTGGAAACCGCTCTATACACAATGTGGCGAGCATGTCCAAAGAAATTGCGTAAGCACTCGAACCTGAAGTTCGTTATGGGCTGGGATCTTTGGGACCTCTATGACGAGTATCTGACCAGAAAAGAAGTGAAGTATGTTGAGAACGCTGACATTAACAAGCGTCGCTTCAAAGGCAAGTCTATCGTAGTCATTAACGGTGTTCCTGAACACACCATCGTTCTTGGTAAGTTCAACTCTGGTATGGACTCAAACCTTTGGATGGGTGTTGACTATGCTACTGACCAAGAATCTGTTAAGGTTGAACGCCTTCAGGCGAACTCTGAGCTCTACTTCTTCCAGATGCGTATGAAGATGGATGTTAATATCGTGCTCCCTGCCGAAATTATCATCTGGACCGCATACAAGAAAACTGCGTAACGTACCGGAGCGCGGAATTTTACCCGACAAGTAAAAACAGTGATGGGGAGTGGAGAAAGAAACTCCGCTCCCCATTTCTAATTCTAACACATTATGGCTAAGATTAAAGATACAGAAGAAATTGAAAAGTCAGTAGTTACAGACGACGTAGAAGTCGCAATTCCTGTAGAAGTCGTTGAGGAAAATCAGCCGACTGTAGCAGAAGAACATAAGGCTGAGAAGCCTAAGAAAACTGGCAAGGGTAAGGCCAAAGATGAGCCTGTTATTGAGATGTCCGAAAGGGTAAAAGACATTCTAAAAGTCTTCTCGAACCAACCAGAATTGCTCATTGCTCCAGATGGAAGGGTGTTCTCTCCCGGATGCAAACTTGCTGTCGCAAAGGCCGCTATTCTTTACAAAAATCCTTATTATAACTCTTAACACTGAAAAACAATGGCTTTAGGTGGCGTATTTATGACCGATACCGATGGTAATATTGGCGTTGAACACTCAAGTATTACCGATAAGGTCTGCGGTTTGCTTTTTGACATTTCGGCACAAACCGATTTCTGGACAAAAGGCCCAGCTGCTGAAATGGCAGAACAATTGAAAGACGCTGTGGTTGAGCTCAACAGCTTAGATGATGTTGCAGCTCTGGGCATTAAAGCCTACACTGGCGAAACCGAAGACGGTATTAGCAAAGATTTTCTCTTTGGCATTCCATACTATCATATCGAACATTTCTTTAAATTGAATGGCGGCACTGGTCGTTTGTTTATCGCTTTTGCAGATTGCTCTACCAACTGGAATGCGCTTCTTGAAATGCAGCAAGCATCTGGTGGCATTATCAACCAGTTTGGTGTGTGGACTGAGCAGTCATTGTGGCGTGAAGTCGATGCTGATGCAGAGAAGTATGCAATTGAGATTGTTGATGACATTCAGCTTATTGCAAATTCTATGGCCAATGAATACAATGCGCAGGCAGTCTTTGTATTGAATGCTAATCCTGCAAAAGTAAAGACTGCAACTGGCACACAGACTACAGTTGTGTTCAGTAAGATACCATCTTGTATTATTGATTGCCGTTATATGGCTGTTGCGCTTAGTCAGGCTGTTGATACGCAAGTTCGTGCGATGCAGATTGCTCTTGACAGTAAGACTCCTGTTGGTAATATTGGTGCTGCACTTGGCCTTTTGGCGCGTGATAATGTGGCTGACAATATCGGCTGTGTAATGAATTGCAATCTGGGCAATTACTTCCCAGACATTGAGCTTGGCTTTGGCGATTGCACAGTTACAGGAGATGCACTTACCAATTCGATGCGTTATTCTGCTCTTTCTCAGAAGCAGTTGAATAACCTTGATGATTTAGGTTACATCTTTTTAATGAAATATGCCGGTCGAGAGGGGCAAGTATTTTTCAATGGCGACTCAACTTGTTCTGATGGAGATTATCGCACTATTGCTCGTAATCGTGTAATCAACAAATCTCGTCGTAATGTTCGTCAGGCTCTTTTGCCCTACGTTAACTACAAGATTAAAGTAGATCCGGCCACTGGTCAACTCTCTGCGGCACATATCGCATTGTTCCGTAATCTCGTAAATGATGTTCTGCAAGCAATGGCAGACAATGAAGAAATCAGCGGCATTGGTACCATCAGTATTCCTGCCGCTCAGAATATCTTGAAAAACGATAAGCTCAAGCTCAAATATTCCATTATTCCGATGGGTTACTCGAAAATTATCGAAGTGGAAGAAGGGTTTGCGCTTTCTCAACAATCCTAATAAATGGCAACGATTGTAAATAATGTAGCCTATTCGTGGGCGATGATTGAGCTGACTGCTCCTGCACTTACTGGGTCTGCCAATGCTAATTCTATCACACTTCAAGGTGTGACAGGTATTAAATGGAATCGTAAGTGGAATGTGCAGACCAACTATGGTCTTGGTGGTAAGCCTGTGAACCGAGGTTTTGGCAATTGGGAGTACACCGCTTCCATTACAATGGACTACAACACACAGGTACAAATTCGTAGCCTACGCGGCTCGCTTACCGCACTTGGGGAATTTGATTTGGTAATCTCTTTTGCTAATGAGTTTGAAACTGAAGATTGGACTACCGAAACTGTAACTCTAAAAGGCTGTCTGTTTACAGAGGATGGTATGGAAGCCGCTCAGGATGATACAAACATTACAAAAGAATTCGATCTCAATCCATTTGATATTATAATTGATTCACAGTAAAGTTCCATAATTGTTAGAACATGTTGATGTTGAAAGAGAGGAGATTATGAAAAATCTCCTCTCTTTTTCAAACCCCTATTTCTACACTGCCCTATTTATAATAAACATTAAATCAATTCGCAACAATTATGGACGAAATCGACAACATCGAGGAACTGGTAGAATTAACCCCTGAGCTCGAAAAAGAAATTGAAAAAAAGGTCGCTTCTCTTAAAGCAGATAATCCGACAGTTCGCGTGATTTTCCCGATTGTCATTGAAGGAAATCCGGACTACGATGAGAAGAAGCATTATGTTGCCTACTTCCGTCAGCCTGATTTTAAAACATTCTCTAAATATCTTTCGGCAGCCAGTAGCAATAATGCTGTTGCAATGCGCACTCTTGCTAAAGATTGCTTCCTTGCCGGTGATGAAGAAATGATTAAGGACGATTCCTTGTTCTTGTTTGGAACAATGGGTCAACTCGGTCGAATCATTGAAATGCGCAATGGCAGACTGGTAAATTTATCAAAGACTCGGAAGTAAAAGATAACCAGTATTTCAGGCAAAAAATTATCTTCATAAGACATTACTTTCCGGGTGTCGATATAGAAAGCCTGAGCGACGAGGACTTTGCCAGTCTCTCTAATGAAGCTGAATGGTTAGATGCTCATATGTTGAAGGTTAATCAGCTTAAAGCTCTCGGAGCTATGACACAATCCCCTTGACGATCATTAATTGTCAAGGGGATTTTTATAATCTGAATTCTTATAGTGTAGCTATTCTTCATAAAACAATATTTCAATGAGTGTTTGGTCTAATCTAAAATTTGCCACAGCAGGCTCTGCCCAATCTATTTTGGGTGGAGTTGGCTACAGATGGATAAACGGCAATCAACCGTTGGGTGATTTGAAGTTTAAGAGCAAGCCTGCCAGCAAGATCGTGACAGCTCGTGTTGCACAACAGATTGCTATGCAGATGGCTGAGGGCGAATTAAACAGGCTGTTTTCCCGGCTTCAAAATATGGCTGCTAAGAAAATCCGTGAGGATGCTCTTAAAGTTAGTGATAAAAGTGCCTTTGCAAAACTTATTAAAGGTGGTGAGATTGCGGAATTTGATTATGGTACTATTCAGACAGCAGAAGGTGATAACGTAACTGCGCGTGATTACCTAAGCCGAAAAGTACCCGAAGCTCTAATTATGTCTTACACTGGCGATTCATCTGTCACTTATAGTTTTCCGAAGTCTATTAAATCAGAAAGCTATAAAGTGAAGAAGCAGAGCCTTATTCAAAGTTTGATTGAAACAAATCGGTCAATTGAACACAATATCGAATATGAAGATGCCACAGAGGTGACAAGTAAAGATGTGATACATATTGATTTGTCTCCACAAGTAACATTTGCCACGAGCAAGAACCTTGTGATGACTCCAGTGCAGGGTCGTGATTCTTCACGCAAAGAGTTGATTTCTAATGGTGATTTGACCTTTACAATCAATGGTAGCGTAGCCACAGATTTGCCCGGTGTTTATCCAGCGGCGGCTGTGCAACGACTTATTAAGATGTCTCAGTATAAGGGCATTGTTCAAGTGCATCATTTTATATTCGATCAATTTAAGGTCAAGCAAGTAATCATCAAAGATTTCTCTCTACAGCAGCAAGAATATAAGAACATCCAGCCTTACTCTATGACATGTATTGCCATTGAGGCAGATGAAATCACTTTGATCAATGACACAATCGGTCGTATTAATGAGGTATTTGAAGCGAGCCCTGCTAATTTTTGGTATAATTTGATACTTAACAACAAACTTGCAGAAATAGCAGCCGGAGCAGCGGTTGGAGCGGCCAATTCCGCACTCAGCAAGGGTTTGGACATCGAGGGTATGGTTACTAACGTATAAGGTAATGGTTCCAGTTGATGATAGAAGCGACTATCGTATTTTAATATGCTTGATAGAAATATGGCCTTTCAAAGAAGGCGATAATCCGATGAAAGAGCCGGATTCCCCGACGCTGTTTGCTGAAGTTGAGCATATTGAAATCGAAGAAACATATAGAAAACTGATTTGTGGTGCCTCTGTGAAATTTCCCAGAGGTACAATCTTGCATCGTACACTCACACCTCAGAATGGTTACATTTACGACAAGAATACGACTGCGGTTTTAAATAAAGATGGTGTCATTACAGAAACCAAAAACGTCACACCTAAAATAAAGAATGAAGCCGGAGAATGGGTCGAAATCGAAGGTGCAAAACTTGCTGAGATTGATGATTTCAAAATTGGAGATAGAATCCGAATATCTCTTGGTTACACAAAAAAGCCGGAAATAGCAGCTTTGACTGCTTATAATCCTGATGGCAAGTCAATCTATACAGATAAAGGTCTGCTCAGTGATTATAAAAAAGAACTCAAAGTCATGTTCAACGGCTACATTACCAAAGTGAGTCTTGATACACCCATCGAGCTTGAGTGTGAGAATCTTGCCAGTGCATTGAAAATGGTGACTTGCCCTAAACGAAAAGGTAAGTCAACAGATACCGTTGCCACATTTTTGGATGAAGGATCGGGGTGTTTGAATTTGCTGGAAGGGTCTGGCATCAAGCTATATCCAAAGACGAAAGCGTCAAATATTAATCTTGGTAAGATTGACTTGACAGATGATTTGGTATTGGCTGACTTATTTGATATTTGGGCAAAGCGCAAAGTGTATTCATTTATTCGTTTTGAGGGTGATACACCATATATAGCGGTTGGACGTTCATATTTTTCAAACACTGAAAATGATTCTATCTTGAAATTGGGAGAGTCAAATTCAGAAGTGCCAGTCATTTATTTTGATTGGAATGTGGCTAAAAATGGGCTTTCGTTGATGAGCACGGATAAGAAGTTTGTTGCTGTTGAAGCACAGTGTTTGGAGCAAGCTGAGGGCCGTGATAAATTTTATAAAATCACTGTCATTCGTAACCCTCAGTATGACCCGAATGACCCAAATTCCAAAGAGTTCCGAACACTAAATGAAATCAAGATTTCAAAGAAGGGCTTGAAACTTGGTAAAAGGGTTCAAACCGATAGTAAAGATACCGTGAACCTGAAAAAGTACACGGTCATTCCATATATGTCTAAAAAGATTGATTGTCCTCACGATGAGTTGGTGGCTGAAGCCATTAAATATCTTGAAACCTATAATCCAAATGGCATCGAAGGAACACTGACTTTGTTTGGTGACTTGTGCTTGACCGCCGGAATAAAAGTTCGTCTGATTGATGATATACATAGTGGTAAGAACGGCTATTATTTTGTAGATGAAGTGAAAACTGACTTTGGAGTCGATGGCTTCCGTCAGACTATCAAATTACCATACTGCATACAACGCGACAATGAGCAATCGGAATAATGACCTCATTAAGAAGGCGATTCAACGAATTGCCCTTCAAGGACATATTAATCACGAGACCGGAGTCTGGAGAGATTCGGCAAGGAAGACCGGCTACGTTGCTCTTATCCACGATGATGAGAGCGATGAGTTGTTTGGAACTGTCGATGTTCAAGAGTTTGACACACAGGGTTTCTTACAAGAAGAAAATGGTGTGAAGTATGGCTATCATGAAGGTGTATTCCTCAGTTCTATCCAAAAGAACAAAGAGGGGTACTTAATTGTGCCCAAGCTATATTCCGAAGTAACTATTGCACTTGACCCTGAATCGCAAACTGAATATGTGGTGATGTTTTCTCATGTTGATTTGATACAATTAGATTCCCATGAAAAAGTTACCATTGGTGTTCGTGAGCGTGAAGAATTTGACGATGATGAAGACGGCGATGACATCAACGATTTGAAGATGACCGGTATTGATGCTCTGACCGAAATCACCAAGGATTTAGTCAAGACAACGGTTCATACTGAAAAAGATAATGCTGAGGCCACAGTCACACAAGTTATTGGCAATGATCCCAATGACGGGCTCGAAATTAAACACGATGTTGGTGGTAAGTCAACTCAGACAATTACTACTGATGAAATTGTATTGGAGCACGACAAATCCAGCCTTATTCTTGATGACTCGCAGGCAAAAATGGAAATGGGCAAGTCTTCAGTGACGGTAGAAGATGGAGTGACTTACGTTGGTAGCAAAAGTGGTGTCGATGATGCTGTTCTGGGACAGCAATTAGCTACAATATTGTCTGATTTAGTTGGCTATCTCGGACAGATGATGACACCGACTATGATGGGCCCACAGCCACCAGCAAATGTGTTGGGTAGCTTCATTGCATTGAAGGCCAAGATACAGGCGTTTGCATCCAGCCATACTGGTTTCTTAACACAAAAAGTACAAATTCAGAAATAATGGCCGAGATAAAATTACATCCAGATATTGCTACATCTGATAAGGTCGCACAACTGGAGGCAAATGAGCCATCACGATATACTATCTTTCAGAGCCTGATTCAAGGTATGAAAGATGCCAATGCCGGTACGCCGCCTGACTATAATCAGGCCCCATATTCTGTGCCTACTGGAGAGACTTGGACAGATCCGGATGGCAATGTGATCCCAGTAATGCAGCCAGTACAATCTGTGATTGAAGCGAAAATGAATGAAATCACAGACATTCAGATGCAAAATGCGGCATATTTATTTGCTCGTGTGATTGATACCGCATCTGTTACTGCTGCTACCGGTATTGATTTGACGAAATTGGTACAAAAAGCGGGCGACAACATGCTTGGTCTGCTTGGAGCATTGGAAGGCTTTGAAGCCGGTTATAACTCTCAGAAAATTTTTGATGTCATAGTTAATGCAGCGAAGGAAAATGTAGCACATGTCTATGGCAGGCTGATTGTCGATAATGATGCGACTATTGATGGCCAGCTAAATTTGTCTGATACTGGAATATTTTTCTCCAAGCATCAGTGCATTTTCTATCAAGACAACAAGTTGCAGCTGGACTCTCAGGATATTAAAATTACCGGAGCGATTGAGGTTGACGGAACATTCAAACTTGGCGATGTTGTCATCAATAATCAAGGCATATTTTGGGGCACTAAAGAGTTCTATCATTCCGGAAATTGCAACAACAAGGACACGGACTGGTCGATGAAAGACGGCCATGTATATGGCGATTTGACCGTTGATGGTGGCGTTAGTCTTGATGGACGATTGAAGGCTTTGAAAGGTTTTGATTTAGGCGAGAATGGGGATGCAATCTTTTATTCGAGCTATGATGACGCCACTCAGTCTTCAAAAATAACAATGAAGACTGACTTGAATATCATTGATGGCTATGGCATCAAGTTTGATGATGAGTATATTGTACGAGTTCGTGGTGGGGCTGACAATATTGTTTCATTTTCTGCGCCGGGTAAAATTTTGAACTTGGGTGACGTTGGCGGTACAATTGATAATCCATTGCCAACCCAATTCATATCATTGCAGGCCAACATCAAAAACGATAAAAACACTTATGTGATGGTGTCCAGCAATGGTGATGGCGATTTCAGAAACTCATTTCAAGCAGGCTGTGCTAACGGTGGCCCGATTGTGATTAGGACATATTATGTATCTGCTGATAATTGTGGCGTGGTATTTCCTAAAAATATTGCGTTGGGCGATGAATATGGACCTTATATCTACACTGATGGAACGCATGAACAATTAAAGTTCTCTATTCCGCACACTCATTCTGATAGTTCCGGTCAAACAACTGATCGGTTGTCAGTAAAAATGTATTTTGATGCAAGTAATTATCCTTGGCGAAACATGTCGTTATCAACGGATGTGAGCTTGTTTTATAATACGGATGCAGAATTTTTTGTCTTTCAGAAGCCTATTTTAAGCAAAAGTTTTTCGGTATTAAGCGAAAAATACCAAACAAGGCTTCAAGAAAACGCTCTATTCTTAAATACAGGGATATTCATTGAAGGCGTTGCTGATGGCATGGCTTTCACAGGGAATGCCTATTTCAATAATAATGTTCAATCCCAGCGGTTTGCCAGTGGTTTTGCCGGTTATGGCTGGGGTATTATCAAAAGTGATTTCGTAGGAGGCTATCATGCCACCTTCGACGAGCTGACGGTTCGTAAGAGAATGCGAATCTATGAACTTGAAGTTCAGAAATCAGGCGCGACCAATGGTTCGTTGTGGGTTTCTGATTCATGTTCCGGCGATCTGGTTGAGGAAATCAGTGATGCTATTTAATGTCTATACCTAAGACACGAAAATTTAAAATATCGTTAAAACCTGAATCAGCAAAAGGACAGCCTGATGGTAAGGGTGGAAAGACACAAGGGTTGAAAACTGGTGACATTGTTCGTCGTCAATATTTTGACGGCAAGAATGTCATCTACTCGCTGATGTGTGTATTGGAATATGGGGTCGATAATGTTGATGTTGAGGAAGCGGTCGTAGATGCTGATGGCAACTATGAGCTGATTTCCAATGACCCTATTGAATATAAGACTCAAACGGTTACTAAGCAGCAACCGTGGTTTATAGGTATGCTGCTGGAGGGCGATGCTCCAATGCCCGGCGAAGTATTGGATTTTGTCAGAATCACCAACTTGTTTGACCAATCACGTTCAGGGGCGTTGTATCTTACTGCTTCTGATGATGAGAGTCCATATATGGATGTCATTGACGGAATTGGTCGAAATTGCAGCTTGACTTGGCCGGAGAATATTAACAATGGGGCGTTTGATGATCCACAGAGTCAATATATTGTCAAGGCTAATCAGTGCGAGGTAGAATATATTGCTAATGAAAATGATCGAAGTCGTATATGCCGCATCAAGAAATTAATTGGTGGTAGTGCTTCCATTCAGCAGATTTTCAGTCAATATGTGCAGAACCCGAATCAGGTATTGGTCTCTTTTTGGGCTAAAGCATCGACTGCAAGGACTATTAAGCTAAATCTTGCTTATGTAGATGAATCACGCACTGATGGTACTGTTGATGTTAAGCTGACTGAAAATTGGGCTTACTATTTATTCCCAATCACAGTTGACCTTTCTGGTAGGCATCGTAGAGCAATCAATTTTAATTTGACCGAAATTCAGTCAGATGAAGAATTTTATGTGGCTGACTTCAACGCCATTTTGCTATCCAGTGTCGCTAACTATGGAGAGGCGAGCCAGATTCGAGTTGGAAAACTCAATGGCATTTCAGATCCTGTTTTTGGCAAGCTCGATAGTTATGGCGGTTACTTTCAGAAACTTTTTGCAAGTACGTCTGCTCATATTTCCGGTACATTGACTGCTGGTGATGAAAATGGGTTTGCTGCGACTTTCTATGCAGGCAAAATACATAAGAACGCATTTATCAACTCTATTGCGCCGGATGCTGATGTATTGCCTTTAGCTGATGGCGATATTTTGACGTTGCACGGAACGGTTAATCCTACTGGCATTGGTCAAGTATTTGCTATCACACAGTCAATTTCATTGACAGCACAACTTTACAACTGGTTGTATCAGCCTGATGTAGTAAGGGTTGGTGCGGACTACACATTCTCGTTCTGGACTTACAGCAAATGTGGTGGGCAATTAACCATACTTCAAAATGCTAAGGTCGTCGGTACGGTACAAATACCACATTCAGAGATACTTGGGTGGCATCGTCAAAAGGTTACATTTAAGTTGCAAGATACTGACAATGAGGATGTAATCCTTTCAGTATCGGTCGCATTTACTCCTTTAACTGGAGACGGTGCGGATTCTGCCGAGAAACGTGTCCTATTGTTTACGGCTCCACAATTGGAGTCGGGGCGCAATGCAACCCAGTATCAGCCAACTGATGAAATTGTTACGCACATGTGCGAAGATTATGGTGCATGGTTCAATCGCGGTGGTATTGGCGGTACTATCCAAAACCCTCTTTTGAAACTTAATGCAGATGGCGAAGGTGCGATTGAAGCTCGTAGTCATTCATTCAGAATCAATCAGGATGGTTCCGGTTATCTTGCCAATCATGGTATTGAGTGGGATGAATTTGGAAATGTGTTGTTTGGCCCGAATGTGCATTTGAATTGGGGTAACTTAGGCGAAGACACAAAGCATAATCTTGAAAATAAGACCATGCGCATTACAGGCGGTGACACTTTTGCTGTAATGGGTAGCACTGATGCGGGCGTGTTGTATTCACCAGACTTCGTAAAGCTAACCATTGAGGAGACTGGTATGAATCAGGTTGCTGCTGGCCGTAAGTGGTTTTATTATTCTGATGGACAGGAAATTGAAATTACTTCAGGTCTTAATGACATCCACACAGTTCTCACCATATATCCAGATGATCCGTATTGGGGCGACAAGGAAAGCCAACTGATCATTAAAGTCGTAGATACATATCAGGATAAGGAATATACAGACACTATAACCATCCGCAAATACTTGATGGATGGTTATACCGTGGAAGTTACTTCTTCCAAAGGCAATTCATTCAGAAATGGCAATGTTGACACGATATTGACGGCTCAGGTCTATTACCAAGGGGAGCCTCTGTCTGATGAGTTTGTTAATGAGCATTTCATTTACCAATGGCATAAATACCAGCTTCCAGATTTGGAGCACGAAGTGGAAAACTGGTGGATAACTGAGGAGGTGTCTGACACCGGTCATGCCAATAATGTCATTGTTGATAGAAACTCAAAGATACTGACAGTTTCAGGACAAATTTCTGGTGCCGAAGCATACATCTGTGAAATTTTAACGAAAAACGGAAACTGTTTCCCTTACGATTTCCCTATTATTTTTTAAAAGCGTATGAGCAATGGCATTACCAATAGAACCAAAAGTAGAGAATCAGGGCCTTACCAAACATGGCAGATTAAGTGCCGCTGAGTTTAATGCCCTGCTTGAACAAGTAAATAAAAATACTCCACAACTTGTGGCAAGTGAAGAGGCTCTTGAACAGATGATTGCTGACGGGAGCATAGTTGAAGGCCAAATCTACTATATCCCTGAAGAATAATGCTCCCAATTGGCAGTAAAAATCCCAGTCAAATAAACATAGGCTCAACTGTCGTTGCATCCATTTATATGGGAACAAAAGATGGCATCAAGAAGGGTGCCATTCTTTTGTGGGAAGCTGTTTCTAACTGCATTGCCGGTGGTTGGTGGCAACACGGTCATGGCTGGCAATATGGAATAGGTTGGTCTCAGAAACATAAATAACTACATTCACATTTATGGCAAAGAAACTAAAGGTCGTAAAGAAGACAATTGAGTCTTTGGATGAACCTTGGTGCGACCCTGATGCGGGAACGTGCCATGACATCGAAGACATTGAAAACTTCATCAAGGCCCAGTTTGAGAAAGCAGCCTCTGATTTGAATGATGGACTCTCGAAAAAGCCATCTGTATTCAAACGCTCTCAAGAAAAGGGTGCGGACAACTGCTATCACATTTATGGGTTTGCCTCTGAAGAAGACTATCTCAACTGGAATTCTGACCCTGACACATACGCAGAATTGCTATTGTCAGATGTTTCGCTGCCTGATACCGGTGGCGGCTCATCTGCTGTCAGCTATATTGTTTCGCTATTGCGTGAAACAAGCGGTGATATTGTGACGATTGACAATACGGTGAAACTGAATGTCAAATTCACATCACAGGAATTCAACCCAATTGATCAATCGACTAACGACACTCAGGAAGGTGGCGTAATGACTGTGCAAACTCGATTGAATGAATCGGCACAATGGACGACCAAAGGAACTATCAATATTCCTTATATCCCCAGTGATTCTGATAAGTGGTTTGAGGCAGACCTTACGTCCATGATGGCAAGTGGCCGTCAACAAGTGCGTATCATCGTCAAAGGCGAAACCACTGAGTTGAGCACACGCTATTTGAGCTTTTGGGTTACAAGGACTACTCTTGGCTTGCAGCTTTCAACACTTTGGGAGCAACCAGTGACTGATGGAGTATTGCGATTGGGGTACTATATCAATGGAGCGGTTGCCAAAACACTTCATGTACTGATTGATGGAAAGCGTAAAGTAGAATTCCCTCTCGGTTTGACAACTTACACCCAGACACCTTATCAGTGTAGTATATCAGATACAGATGATGAGCCTAACAAAATCATCACACATGGGGTACACACTGTTCAGGCTTGGCTTTCTGTCAATAATTCTGATGTCGTTAGTGAGACGCTAACATCACAGCACATGATTGTCACAGATCCGGCTGATACAACACCAAGGTTGCTACTCAATGATCTAAAGCAATCCATCACGAACTGGACTACAGAACAGCTTTTTACATACTCACTTTATAATCCGTCGGGTCAGGCATTGCCATTGAAACTTGCTTTGATGAATTATGCCGGAACTGAAAATTATATGACACTTGACCTTGGCGAAGTTACGCCTAATGAACGCCGAGCACTTATCAATGTCATTGAAATTGAGTCCGATGAAGTGAGCATTGATGCTTATATGCGTTTCTTGTCAGGCGAAACCGAAATTCACGAAATGATTGGCTTTTCAGTGGATAACACTGAGAACTTTGCTCCGACAGCTGGCTATGGGATGGCGATTAACCCTCGTTCTCGTACAAATGACGAAGTTAATCCGATGTCTATTATCAACAGTGTTACTGGTGAAATTGTGCCATCGGTTTGGAAGAATTTCGGACTTGTTACGGATGGCTGGATTACCGATGAAGATAATAACAAATGTCTTCGTCTCCCTTCTGGCACATCTATCGACATAGATTATGAAACCTTCAAAGATTACATTGGTACAGATAATCGTCGCTCACTAACCATAGAGTTAGATTTTGCAAGTCGCAATGTCACGGACGAGAACAAGCCTGCTTTGAGAATGTGTTCATATATGCCCGATGAAAAGCCTCTTGGTTTTGAATTGCTTCCTATTAGTGGACGCTTCCTAACTCAATCGAATCGTAGTGTTGATGATCAGGACGTAGGCTTCTTGCGAGACAAGCGTACACATCTGATGGTCAATATTGTGTATGGCATCAACGGCTCGTCGGTCAATATGGTGCGAATATTTGTAAATGGTACTTGTTCTCGTGAATTTACATGGGAAACATCCGATGTATTTGTGCAGTTTGTGGATGGTGTGCGTACATCGCAAGGTATTCGCCTTGGGTCTGTAGGTACAGACATAGACATCTATAATCTTCGTATCTACCATACTGCGTTGTCGTCATCTGATGTGCTTCAGAATTATATGGCATCGCAAGCGAGTGTGTCGCAGAAATTGGCTATCCGTCAAGCAAATGATTTGCTGGGTGATGATGGCCGGATTTCTTATGCAAAAGCTCACGAGAAATACCAAACGATTTGTTGGTGTATCGACGAAGGTGCTCACCTCCCTGCTTATGGAGATACTAAGAAATACGAAATACTTTCTCCTGTAACCATTATTGGTCGTAAAACCGCTGATGGATTTAAGGATGAGTTTTTGTATAACTGGTTCTTGCTTGGACAGGGCACGTCTTCAATGACCTATTTTGGTTGGAACATTGCAATGAACCCCAAGACCAAAAACCATAAAGACGATGCAGTATTAAGCAAAGTCAAGGGTACTTGGGTTGATATTCATGGAGTCGAACATAAAAGCGTCTATGCTTTGAATGATGGCGATCCTGAAGCAGCTAAACTTGTGGCAAAGGCAAACTGGGCCTCTTCTCAGCAAACACACAAGATGGGCTCTGTTAATGCTTTCAATGATTTGTGGAAAGCAGTCACTGGTGGCTCGACTATGACAAACACTCCGGGTTACGAAAATTGCCGAGTATCGGTCAAACAGGAAGAATTCCTTGGCTTTGTTAAAATTGGCGATAATGAGCCTGAGTTTTTTGGGCTTTACACATTTGGTCCGGGTAAGGGTGATAAGCCAACTTTTGCCTGTGATATGGATAAGTTTCCCCATTATTTGATGCTTGAGGGTTGCGACAACGGTCAGCCTCTGACCAATCACCGCATCCCTTGGAATGATGACATCCAGCCAGATGAAGATGGTGAAATCTATATGTTCAATGGTGGTAAACAATGGGAAATCTGTCTCGGTTCGGCCGATAACGTAAGCTATTTCCGCAGTGCTTTCAACTTTGTATATCTGAATTCACCTCATATCCATCCGTTTGTTGGCAAACTGTCTGAACTTCAAAAATCTCAGTCAGTTAATAACCAGCATTTTTATTGGGTAACACAGTCTGGGGATGGAGCTGCGCAATATGACCTATTCCGTTATGATGTGTTGACAGGGCAATGGGTTGATGCTGGCGTTAACAAATTGGGCGATGGTCAGTATGCAAAAC